TTCAAAGTCGCTAGGCGCAAGACTATTTAGTGGGATACTAGAAGGAAGTGTTGTGCCGATTGGGTTTACAGAGATTGTTGGAATAATAATTTCAATCACTGTTGCTGGATCGGGGACAGTGATCGTTGAAGCGTTTGCAGGAATAATTTGGACAGCAATTTTAATTTCACCAACATTTGCTTTCGCTTCGGCGCTGACATCAACATCATCAGAATCTGGTTCTGTGCCATCGCCAGGATCATTCACAGGGAGGTTATTTCCGCCAGATCCAATAATCGAAACAGGACCAAAACAAATTTCACCGCTGTCATAGTTTACACTGCCCGCAGATGCATTTGTAACAACCTTTCTATTTCCACTGTTGAAGTAAGTAAATAACTTACCAAATCCATCATCCTCAAAATACTGATCGACATTTGGTCTATCTAGAGTCCTAAATCTAGAAGACTTAACTACAGGCTCCTTCAAACACCCATCGCTACCATCCCCAGAAGCGCCAGGAGCACTGTTGTAAAGGGGAGACCCTGTGCTGATACAGTATGTGTTGGTTTCAGCGAGTGCGGGGTTAATATACTTAACGATAGAGATCTGACTGGTAACGTCAGCAATGCATCTATCAGAAAGAGTAATTGCTTTGGTAAATTTGGAAAGACTAAAACTTCCATTGAAGTTATTGATTCCAGTTTGTGCTGCCCAATCAGTAATTGCATTCTGAGCATTGGTTGTGATCCCCGAAACTGCTCTAGATGAGCAAGCAGGGTCATAAGTAATAAAGACTCTTGGATAAACATAAATTGAGTCTGCATCAACAATCACTGGTTCGATAGACGCCATAGCATATGGTCTCAGTGATTGTGAGATACTCTTTTTAGTAGTATCGTTTAGTTTTGATCCCGATTTTGTCTTAATCCCAACATAAACTTTTCCGTAGATAGGTGGGACTAATTCATCACCACCAAAAGCAACGACACTCTTTGCATTATCATAAAGTCTCTTAGTGATTACCTCATAATCTTGAGTAGTTACTGCACGATACTGGGAAGAATAGAATCTAGGAGCATTGAATTTAATTGATTCAATTGTTTCTTCTAAAGATCCAAATTTAGATGTTTCAGCAACAGTTACAGTAGAATCTTCTGGATCATACGCCTGACCATTACTATCAGTAACACTACCAACAAATGAGAAAGTTGTTACCCCATTTGCTACTGCACCAGATGTTACCAGATAACTCAAATCAATTACTTCGCCATCGCCCAGTGCTCTACCAATTACACCATCACCAAAAGCAATCTCATATCTCATATCTTCGGTTTCAGACATGAAATATACTCTATCGGTTGATTTTACATTGGTGATATTTTCTACCAGATTGTAAATATCAGAATCCGTTGTATTTTCGTTTGCTCTTACACTAACTTTTAGTGTTGCGGTATCTGCTTGAGCAGTTGGAATTGTATATTTTTGCTTAATAAAGTTATTAACAACATAAGAATAGTCGATTAAACTACCCTCTTCAATCTTTACACATCTAATTTCAGCAATACCTGTTGTTTGATTTACTTCGGCAGTTCTAGACTCTAACAAATTCCATGTATAATTGCCACCTGTTGCAATAGGACCTGCTGCAAGAGTGACATTGTTGGGATACACACCAGCAGTTTGAATGGTTTGAATTTCTAGATGCAAATATGCTTTAGATGCAACAATAGATCTTGGTGTGTAATTTAAAAGTTTTGCAATATTGACTACATTATCACGAATAGTAGATGAAGACAAAAATGCTTCATTCATAGACATATTTGCCATGAATGAAGAGTAGTATGTATTATATGCTAATAGATCTACCAAGTATGATAGGCTAGACCCATTAAAGTCATAATCTGTAAACTCTTCTCGAGTTCTAAGATATGACCTGATTGAAGACTTAATATCCTCAAAATCTAGTGCTGTTAAATTATTTGGTTGCATTAGTAATTAGGGTCTTTCTAAGACAAACTGAACTGTTTGCGTGATGGGCAATCCTATAATTTGATATTCTAGAGTTACTTCAATAGAATTTTCATCATAATTTAGAGTACACTCTAAATTTGTCACTACTACACGTCTTTCATTATTCTTGATTGTATTTAGGATCTCAGTCTGAAGAGTATCTACCAAAAAAGGATCTAGGGGCTCAAAAAGCAGTTGAGAGACCCTAGATCCAAATTTAGGATTAAATAATTTTTCTCCTGGAGCAGTCAAAATAAGATTTTTGACTGCTTGCTTAATTGCATCAGCATTATTGACAACAGCAACATCCGAAGTAAAGGGATTTCTAACCAAATTAGTAGAAATGTCTCTAAAACTTCTAGATTTTTTAAAATCTTTGCCAGTAATGTTTTTTAATGCCATCTTTCCACATAATCGTCAAACCCACCTTTGCCACCACACCATCTTGAGCTACGATCTTGAGGGGGAGAATTTTTATTAACTCTCCTCAAATACACATCCGATCTTGGATCAGTTATCAAAGTCATTCCTGACTCAATGAAATCTTTACTTTGATCTGGAATTGGGTTGTTGGCCATGTTTACTAAAACTCTGGTTTACCAGAACTTTTAGAGGGGTTTCTATCCCTGAAGATTATTTATGGCAGTTATCGCCCTTGTCCACGATAACGCTTCTTTGCACAATTACGACTGGTAGCAGAATACTTCGTATTCTTGCTAGATCCTTGTCGAGTGGTTTTGGGTTTCGATTCAATAATTTTCTTGCCGCTGAGACCAACTTTTGCTTTTGCCATAATTAAACTCCAATAAGTACGTTAACTGCCCCTGTAGCAATCAGGGAGAGGCAGGGAGGACCCAAAGGGTCTGCTACCCTACATGCTCTTCTACCATTCATAAAAACGGTCGCACAAGTTGCTTTAGCAACTCTAACATGCCCTCCACCCCCTGCAACATCCTCAATACATAAAGATCCTGTTGGACATACTATTGCTGCTGGTATCGGATCACACCCTTGAAATTTTATCAATTGTGTACATTTTGATGGGTGGTTAATTAGCGCATCCTGATCCACAATAGGAATATTACCATTAACAACAACATTGAAAACCGTTGTCATAACAGCAAGAGGTGTTTGTGGCCATGATGCCCACATATTTGTTGCATTCATGACAGCAACTGATTTTTTCGTTTTCACCAGTCCGCACTCAGTGCCACAAGGTTCAACCGAATGGACATTTAGAGGAACACAAATTCCATGTCCAGAGCATTTACCAATAAAAACAGCACAAGGTAGTCCTGCAGGGGATGCCATATTATAACCCGACCTCCGTTAAACGTCAAATGGGTTGCCATATGCTTCTACAGCAGCAGCATATGTATTTGTTGCTTTAGTAAGATTATTTAGAATAGTCATACTACCAGAAGCACTCCAATTATCACATCCTGGACCAAGCATAGGACTTAGTGTATAAGAATAACTGTAGGTGACCGTTTCCGTCTGCTCTACGCCGTTTTCGTCCTCATAGGTTTCCTCCTCATCATTAGTGGTCGCAGCAGACCCTGCAGGGGGCGGGCAGAGGTTTACAGGAGGGTTTGCGGTTGGATCATACAAATGATCACACCCACTTTCAGCAACGTTACACGATAGAGAAATTGAAATAGAAGTTTCTCTCTGAGGATCGGCACGATACTGATTGATCAAATACTTTGTATATGTTGATGCTTTAGGCAATTCAACAAATCTACGCATAGTAGTTTCAATTTTTGTTGCTGGATAGGAAGCAAAATCGGGGACTTTATTTTGTGTCAATGCATCAAAGTGTGTATCTAGTTGAGAATTAACATTTACTTCGAGATCGCTCCTCATTTGACGAAAATCTTCAGACAATGGCGCGTCTTTTGGTGAAGGAAACTTATACTCATCGTAAGTTTCCTTCAATTTATCGACTTTTGCCTGCTTATACAATCTTTGTGGCAAAGGTAAGCGCGTATCTTGATCTGGATCCGTAATAAATCCACCATTATTAGTAACTCTAGTCAGATTTATGGGTTCATACTGCTCCAAACGTTTTTGATTTGCTTCAATGTAGTCAGGATCCTGCAATAGATCATTAAAATGACCACTATCACGCAAATTATCAAGATATGCATCAACTTCTCCCGCTTCTTTAGTCATGCCAGGACTAATTTCTTCGGTCACAGTGCCATATTGATTCCTAACCCAGATTTGGGGAGGTTCGGATGTGGAATATCCGCTACCTTTACTTAAAATATTGACTTCTGTGAGCACACCAGCGGTAAAAACACCCTCCACCACTGCCTGTTTTCCGCTTTCTACCAGTGGGGGATGGACTGCAAGTAGCAATTTTTGTCCAACTGTATCCCAACCAGACCCACCATCGTTGATAGTTACGCTATCAATCGTGCCATTAGCAAGATTTGCGGTAATATCTGGTTGCACAACGGTGTTATATATGTCTGGCGCGGCGGGATCTACTGAATATGTGGAAAATTGAATGGATTTTTCCATGAATTCATACAATCCAATCAAAGATGCGCGGTCAGGAATGCCAAGTCCCGCAACTACAGTGATAACATGGTTACGATCTGAGGTATATGAAGTATCTTTTGCAAAATCATTGCCTTCACCGTCAATATAAAGCACATGATATTGGAAATTTTCAATATCTGTATGGAAAGTTTCCGTAATAATATGACCATTGATGGTGTCACCAGCACGAAGAATATCAAATCCTGGTTGACT